GGGACCACACGAACACTGAGGCCCTTGTACGTCTTGCGGGCTGCGTCGACCACGCCCTGCGGCATCTCCAGTGGCACCACGGCTAACGTGAAGGCATTGCGGTGGAACACCAAGTTCTGCGGGTAGGCGGTTGAAGCAGTCCCTAGGATGGTGATGGTTGCGTTGGCGACCGGGGCCGCGGAAACCGTCTGGAACGCTCCTGAGGTGATAAGCGGAGGAGATATGGTCAGCGTGGTTTCGTTGGTGGTTGCCGAAGCGTCAGCGGTCTGATCCACCAGCACGACGAACTGCTGGAGGAAGGACTGCGTAGCCTTGGTCACCGGGTTAACTGCGAACACGTTGGAGATGGTGAACACCTCACCGGCCTTGATTGTGGCTGAAGTCGCCCAACCGTTGGTCGGGAAGGATTGGCTCCAAGTGTCCTTGGTCAAAGCCCAGGTCGAGGTCAGAGCGCCAGTACCGGCAGCGTGAACGACGCCGGCGGTAGCGACACGGTTTCCGACGGTGAGAGACGGGATGTTCTGCGACATATAAGTGTCTACGCCGCCGATTTCTCCCAACGAGCCCTGTCTGTAGGCAGGAACACCGACCGTATTGAAAAACAAGGCGGTCTGTGAACCCAACAGGCCCCAATAGTCGGCAGGAGAGAGTACACCTGAACGACTATCTTGAGGAACAGCTCCAAGGTCCAACTGCTCCGGGCCTAACGCAAATCCTGCATACGAAGCCAGAGTCTTTCCGGGAGTGCCGACCCAGTTCCACACCGACTTATACAGGTTCATAAGATCCTGATCGACGGTATTGGCTAATTGGATCATTGCCGGTTTCATCACCCGGTCGGAGAACTCCCTAATATCCAACGTGAGTTCTTGCGAGGTGAATCTGAAGTCGATGCCCTTCTGCTGGTTGACCACCAGAGAGGTCGTGCCTTCGACCACGTCTTGGGTCGAAGCGACTGCGCCGGTTCTGACGGTGAAATCATTAGGACGACGGATACGGATGGTAGCGCCGACCTGATACCCGTTCACCGATTTCGAGTATTCGCTTTCGTAACCGCGGTAGACCTGATTTGCCATGACCAGATTATTGTCAAGCAGCATCAGCGCCTCTGACGCGATTACGTCAGCGGTAAGTTTGGTATTTGCCATCTAGCAATCCCCTAACTTTGGTCCTTCTTCATCTCGGCCATACGCATCCGGATGTAGTCCGTAGCGTCGTCTTTCTTGGCGAGTTGAAACGGATCTTTCGGCGCGTTCGCCCCGCCCTTTGGGGCGTTGATGGGCGGAGGTGCGCCAGTGACTTTTCTGGTTTGAGGAAGCTCGGCCTTGGCAGACAACTCGCCAATCATCAAAGCTGCGTTCACCTTGTCCATGTTGTTCAGGGCAATCGCCTCAGTTGGGTTCTTGGTGAGCCAGTAATGGATGACAGAACCGTGTTTGGCAGCTTGCAGGGCTTCCAAGACATCCGGGTTCCATCCTTTCCCGCCCATCATGTTCAAGAGATTGCGAGCGGCTTCCTCCGCGTCAGGGAAGTCTTTGGCTGTATCCTGACATTCCGCGGAGAACTCTGAAACTGCCTCTCGTCTTGCCTCTTGAGCACGGATTTGGGCTTCCACTTGCCGTTGAGTTGCGGCTTCTTCCCGTACGACACGTCTGGTCAACTCGGAATTGTACTTGTCGAGAGACGCTTCGTATTGGTCGTAGTCTACAAACTGCTCGGGCTTGGGACGTTTTAGAGGTTCTGCTGGGGGATAATGTCTCCCCTCAATTTCACGGAGTCTAGCCTCTGCCGCTTCTGCTCTGCGTTCAGCCGCTGCTCGCTTGAGTTTCTCGCGAGCAAAGCCGGAACGAGGCTTTATAGGCTCAGCTTCCTCCTCTCTAGCTTCCTCGGGTTCTTGGCCCTCGGTCCCCGCCTCTTGGGCAGGCACATCTTCGGGTTTTGGCGTTTTTGGTTCGACCGGCGAACTAGGCGCATGGCCAGTAACCAATTCATCAGGCATCTTTAGTCTCCTTGAAAATCAAAGTACACATAAAAAAGGGCCGCGCCTCTGGATGGACGCGGCCCCCTTAGCCAGTCAGGGAGGGTAAGGGCGTCAGGGGGAGGTGTGGGCACCCCTGATTTAACCCACTGGCTAATAGGAATCTCTTGTCTGTTCCCCGTTCTTCTTCTGGTGCGAAGAGAACAGCTTCATCTGCTCGGTTAATAATTTAATCATCTGCATCTGCTGGTCCATGCGCTTCATGACAATGTCGTGGTTTCTATCGATAGCGTCGGACTGCATCTGATGACGAGCGTGCTGCATCTTCTGGCCGGATTCGGCTTGGTCTACGGCCATCTCGGTTTGTGCCCGTCTTTGTTCTATTTGCCCCTTCACCACGTCTCTCTGTAGCCTCACTCCTTCATGCTGCGTCTTAATCTGTTCGTGCTGTGCCTTGGCCTGCTCGACTTCCATCTTGGGATCTGGCTTAGGTTGCATCATCTGCTGAAGCATCTGCATCCTGATCTGTTCCTCGGGAACGCCCTGATCCCGTAGCATCTCGGCCATGAGGAGATTGGGAGGTAAGAGCAGCTTCGCCCTGTCGGCTATAACCTCGGCTAGAGGCCAATCCTGGGCTTGAGCTACGAGGTCCATCAACAGAGGACCGAACTGAGGAATGGTCTGCAACAGGGTTATCATACCCTGCTTGGCTTCTTCCCTTCGTGTGGAGTATGTAGGCCCAACTTCCACCGAGACTTGGTAAGCTCCCACCGTAAGATCGTTCTCAATCTTGGTGATGATGTCGAGACCTTGGATTTGCCTTGTGGGCTGATTGATATTGACGGGTTCGACTCGTCCATCCTCGCGTAGAATTCTAATCTGTCTTTGCGTGTCATAGACATGGGGAATCATATCCACCAATACGGTTCCGGTATGACGTATCGCCCTGATCCAGTTATCGATGTAGACGAAAGTCCCTGTGTCCCCTTCTCCTTGTCTCAGAGAAACCGCCTTGCCGGAGGTCTCGTTGGACTGCTGCCCTAGTGATGGCGGATAAATCCCCGTAACTCTCCATAGATCCTGTTCAGCTCGGGCGATGCCTTCAAGGATGCCTTGGGATGATACTGGCGGGGCAACTCTCTCGGGGGGCTTTCCTTGGGTTTGGGGGTCCGGTCTATAGATGAGGAACGGGTAGTTTTTGGTGTTGGCGGTTTGCCACATATCGAGGGTGTCGGAGAAGTTGACCTCAGTCCCCATGAAGGGGGCCTTTGGCTGCATTGCCGTGACCTCAACCTCGGCAGAGGCGTAATAATTGTATATGCGTTGAGGATCCCGCATGAAACGCACCATGCCGTGACGGATAAGCCGTCGTCCAATACGAACCTCCTCACCGAAACACGGTATGATGGGAATGTATCGTCCGGGAGAGATTTTCTCATCTTCGAGGATTTCCGTGAGCGATACGAGCCACCTGACGACCTCATAACCCTCCCGTTCCTTGATTTGGGCCTGGGTTTCAATTTGCATCCTTTGCAGAGGGTCTTTGATGGTGTCGATGTCTACGGTAGAGCCGTCGGGAAGCAGAGCTAGCTTTCTGGTGATTGGCCGCTTCTTCCAATACTCCGAGACTCGTACATGGTCGTCAGTAGCCCATTCTGTTCGCCATTGGTAGTCGTGGGTGTTCATGTCGTCCGCTGTCTTACCCGGATACAGCGTCTCGAATTTCTTTCTGCTCATGTCCACCGGGACAAAGCAGAACATTGCATCCTCTCTCGACGGCTTGGTAGAGTCGGGGTCCCATAGGACGGAAATACCGTCATCTATGGCTCTGACACAGAGTTCCTGCTCGAACGTAGAGTCGGAAGCGTATTCCCTGTCTACGCGCCAATGGCCTATCCCCGCGGTGACTTGCTGCTCTGCGCCTTTGTTGTAGGCGTCTCCTGCGTCGCTTCTCCGCTCGATATACCGGATCAGACCTTCCATAGCTTCGGCGGTCTTGACATCAGATTGGGAGTCTACGCCAACGACCTTTATCGCTGGACGCATCTGCCTCTGTTCCCCGGTGACTTGCCTGATGAACTGGGGGATGAGGTTGATGATCATGCAAGGCCGTCGGTCGGACTGCCTCTCGTTCAACGCCGTTGCGTCCCATTGGGCGTCACCACCTCTAAACCCTAAATCGAGATAAGCTTCTATAATGTTTTCATGGTCGCGCTGGCGGGCTCTATCGTAGTTGTCCCGCATCTCCTGCATGAACTCGTCCTGGTTCTTGACCTTGCCCTTAATAGGAGTAGGCCGACCAGACTTGTCTACGATGGATGTCAGGTCCGGTTGGGCGTAGCGTCCGGTTCCTCCCGTTCCGGACGTTGCCGCTCCGGTAGAGTCCCTAGCCACTATTTATGCTTCTTATGCCCGTGCGGGTATTCGCGTGCAGGAGCGGTGTGGTGCTTGACCGGAGCAGGGTTCATGCCCTTGGTGGAGGTCTTGCCGGGATGCAAATATGTATCCGACTTGTTGTGGAAATCGCTCGACGGGCCTCTTGGATGGTCACACTTGAACATGGTCTTTGAGTCTTTCATGGGTCACCCTATGACTGTGATTTGGTTGATCTGACGCAGAATCTCGGTAAGCAGAGGTTCCTGTATCTCGGTCCAATTGTCGATGATGGCCGCGTTGGAAGCGTTGATGATCCAGCCCACGCCATTGGTCGCGTCACTGGACGTAAACTTGTACGTCCCATCTGCGTTCTTGGTTACCGATACGCCGCATGTGGTCGCCATTAGCTGTCGTCTCCTTCTTCTTCGAGGCCGTCCAAGGCGTCCTCGTCATCTTCCTCCTCAAACTCTATCTCGGGATCGAGCGGTCCCATTTATCTAAACTCCGGTATGTGGATTCCGCCGTGCAGAAAACCCAATAACAGGTATATCGCCACCAGGACTATAATCACCACGGCGATGACCCTGACCACGGTAGCCAAAGGCTCAGGGACTATCCCGGTGCCTAGAACGTAATTAAGCAGCCACCACAACAGCCCGATAATCAGGACGTAGATGATAAGCGTTATGAGCATTTCCATTTTAGATGCCTTGCCATGAGAGTTCGCCCCATGACTTTCCTTTGCCTTGGAACTTCAAGTCTGGGTGAGTCTCGTTGAACCCTACTGCGAACGTCCTCAAGGCATCGGCTCCGTGGCTTGCCCAGTCGTGCAGGGGCTTGTCCCTCCAGACCTTGTTGCGGTCGTCCCATTCCTTCCGGTAGGCTTTCAGGGCCTCTATGCCTCTGGCGCAGCGCTTCTCGTCGATGTAGCAGGACGGCAGCAACCTCCGGACCGCATTGATACCGTCCTGCACATCTCCTTGGGGAGCAATCGTCGCATCGATCCCCAAGCCGCGCAAAGTCTCTAGACGGGATTTCCCCATGCCAATCATATGAGCAGCTATGTCGTGGGGGAAATAGTGCTTGTCGTATACGTACTTCTTCTCGCGTAGAAGTCTTGCGTAATGGTCAAAATCGACACCGGAGGACTCGTAATAGTCAACCAGACGTCGCTCTTTTCCAACGCATTGTATGAACCAGATAGCGGTACTATCGGAGTAACCAAGATCCCATGCCGTATTGACCTTGACGGCTCGGTCCACGGGAATCCGTGCAATACGACCCTCTCCATAAGCGCGAGAGATTTCGTCGGAATAGTATGCACCTTTAAGCGAAGCCTCGAATGAACATTCTATTTCCTGGTTGTAGGCATCTTCACTCATGGTAGATTTGAGGTGGGCTAGTTCATCGACCGGGATCAAGCCGGTCGCCGAACCTAATAGGAGAGTGGAGTACCAGGACGAGTCCTCTCTTGCCTTTTGGTACATCTCCCAGAACTCGTTTTTTCCCTTAGGTGTGCCGATGAAGGTGGCAAAGCCTTGTCTATCCAAGAGAGTAGGGCGGACCACTTCGTCCCAAACGCCAGAACGCCAATCCGCAAACTCATCACACACCAGGCCGTCAAAACCAAGACCGCGGAGACGGTCAGGATTATCAGCGCCGTAAAGCCTAATCCTAGCGCCATTAACGAAGTCAACACGAAGTTCGGTTTCATTGGGCTCCGACCCCCATAGAGTCTGACTATAGTTTTTCAATATCCCCCAGGCCACGTCCTTGGCCTGAGAGAAGAACGGAGCGACGAACCCCCCTCGCCAATCCGGTCTGCCCGGACTACAAGCTCTTAAAATCAGATCGTTCAGTGTAGCGGTGGTTTTACCACTTCTTCGATGAGCGACGATGATGGCCCATCGTTGGGTTCTCCGGTGGTAATCGAAGAACTGCTGGCGCATTTCGTAGGGGAGGTCAGCCATTTCATACAATGCGGACAGAGGGTGTAGA